GGCGCGCAAGTGCGCGAGGTGCGGACGCGAGGAGGGTTGGATGACGAGCTCCCCTTTTGATCCGCCGCGCCGCTTTTCGATCATGCCTAGCCGTGCGCCTAGTGACCAGCGGTTGGGCATAACCGAATTGCGAGTGCTGGGCGCGCTCTGCATATATACTAATAGCGCCGGTGTTTGCTGGCCGACGATGGAGACGCTGGCCAATGCAAGCGGCTATGCGGTGCGCCTGAGTGTCAACAACGCGATCAAAAAGCTAAAGGCGCTGGGCTATGTCCGCCAACTCCGCAGCAAAGACTATGCCGCGAGCGGATGGCGCATCAACCGTTATCAAGTGCTGTGGACGGGCGACGAACCAATGCCACGGCTTGAAGATATACATCTGCCAATGCCGCGCGCCGAGATGATAGACGATGATAGTGAGCGCAGAACGAATGGGATTGCAAAGGGCGCAGGCGACGCTGAACACTCTCTCGCTCTCTCGCTGGCGCACGCTTACGCGCGCGGCGTCCAGGAGGCGACGGGGCAAACCGTCGTCATCGCCAACGTGATCCGCTCTGCCCATCAGCATGCAGCGGATGGCGTTACGCCTGAGACGATGCGCAGAGCGGCCTATGCGGCATGCAAAGCGGCGCTTGCGGCCAGGCGCGGCGTACCAGCCATAGGGGAGGTGTCCTGTTCATGACCGCAAACGGACGTTTGCCCATGTACGGGCCGGCAATCCGTGTCGAATGGTGCCGGCCCGGCAGGGCATGCCCGCCCGCCAGCGCCGAAACCGGCACCCTTTGCCCCCCACCCCTGGCCTGTACCTATGGGGGGTACCCCGCAAAATTTTCGCAACTTTCCACAGAGGACGATAAGGACATGCCAACAGCGCCAGAAGAGTTTATAGCGGACGCCCAGGAAATTTTCGGCAAGCGCGCAGGCGAATACGGCGACGCATATCTGATGCACGAGCGCATTTCGATCATCTGGACCGCCATCCTCGGCGTCGAAGTGCAGGCGCATCAGGTCGCGCTTTGCATGGCTGGGCTGAAGATGGCGCGCCTGTCGCATCAGCCGGAGCATTGGGATAGCTGGGTCGATATGATCAACTACGCAGCAATTGGAGGTGCCTGTGCCACGCAGGTCGATTAGGCAGGCGCGTGCCACGCTGGCCACGCAGGATGACGGGCGGAAGCAGGCGGTTCTAGCGGAGCTAGAGGCCATCGCCGCGTCTGAGATCACGGACGTGCTGACGTGGCAGGCTGACGGCAGCGTGCAGTTGAAGCCATCGGCATCGCTGAGCGCAGGTGCGCGCAAGTCGATCAAGAAGGTCAAGATCACGCCGACACGCGAGGGGTCGCAGATCGAGGTCGAGATGCATGACAAGATTTCGGCCTCGCGCATCCTTGCGAAGCATCATGGGTTGTTGGAGCCGCAACAAGACAACATGCGGCCCAGCATGATTGGCATCAACATTACCGGGCCGAAAACGACGACGTATGAGGTGGTAGACGATGATGGCGACGAAGAAGATGGCGCTACCCCCGCGGGGGAGAAGTAGATGAGCCGGTCACCGCGAGCGACTGACCGCAGCCCACGCAGGCGTCGTGCCAAGGAGACTGGACTGGCGGGTCTCAACCTCGACTTTAGCGCGAGCCCGACGGTCTGGAAGTTCTTGAGTGACGATGCGTTTGTGCGCGGGCTGATGGGGCCGGTCGGCAGCGGTAAGACGTATGCGAGCCTTGCTGAAGTGATGCTGCGTGCTGTTAAGCAGGAGCCGTCGCCGGTAGACAATGTGCGTTACACGAGGTTTGCGGTCATCAGGAACAGCTATCCTGAGCTACGCACCACGACGATCAAGACGTGGCAGGAGTTATTCCCTGAGCATGAGTGGGGTGCGATGCGCTGGTCACCACCCATCACGCACCACATTCAGTTGCCGCCGCGCGACGGCGTTCCCGGCGTCGATTGCGAAGTGATCTTCTTGGCGCTCGACCAGCCCCGCGACGTGCGGAAACTGTTGTCGCTTGAGTTAACTGGCGGGTTTATCGATGAGGCGCGGGAGTTGCCGAAGGCTGTTGTCGATGGCCTGACCAGCCGCGTAGGTCGCTTCCCGACCAAGCGCAACGGCGGCTGCACATGGCGTGGGGTGTGGATGAGCACCAACCCGATGGACAGCGATCATTGGTGGCCCAGCTTGGCTGAGAAGAACAAGGTGCGCGGGCGCTATCCTTGGAATTTCTACAAGCAGCCTGGCGGCGTTGTTGAGGGTACGAAGGAGCACGACAACGCGATCTTTGCCGCCGGCAAGTGGTGGATTGAGAATGATGCCGCGGAGAACGTCAACAATTTGCCGCGCGGGTATTACGAGCAGCAACTGGCTGGTAAGACGCTTGACTGGATACAGTGTTATGCGGGCGCGCAGTATGTTTATGTGCAGGATGGGAAGCCGGTATGGCCGGAGTTCAGCGACAGTTTGATGTCGGCTGATTTGGAGATTGAGCCTGGGCAACCGCTGCACATTGGGCTGGACTTTGGCTTGACCCCAGCCGCCGTATTTGGCCAGAAGATGCAGAATGGGCGCTGGCATATTGTGCATGAACTGGTGGCGTTTGACATGGGCCTGGAGCGCTTTACGCATCACCTGATGGCGGACATCCAGACCAAGTTCCCTAAGCATGAGGTGTTCATCTGGGGTGACCCGGCTGGCGGCAAGCGGGACGAGATATTTGAGGTCACAGCGTTTGACCATTTGCGCACCTATGGGCTGCGAGCGCAGCCGACGGTCAGCAACGATTTTATGGTGCGCCGCGAAGCTGGTGCTGCGCCGATGAACAGGTTGATCGACGGACGCCCCGGCCTTCTGGTGTCTAAGGATTGCTTTCGGACACGCAAGTCGTTGTCCGGCGGATATCATTTTAAGCGCGTCGCGATGGGCGGCGGGCAAGAGCGCTTTCGTGACGCGCCGAATAAGAACGAGCACAGTCACGTTGGCGACGCTTACGGCTACCTGATGCTGGGTGGCGGTGAGCACAGGAGATTAACGCGAAACCCGAATGGCAAGCCGATGTTTCAGCAGGCGGTTGCGAAGATGGATTTCAGCGTTTTCTGAGCTACCAGCGCATAGTGCGTTGTTAGGAGCCGGCGATTCTGCCGATAGTGAAGGAGTGCCAGAGATGGCTTTAGGTTTCCCAGGGTCTGGTGGTGGTCAGTCCACCCGCGAGTTCATGCAGATCATCAAGTATGATGCTCGCGCAGGCGTGTTCAGCAAGCAGGTGCGCTTCCAGACCGCGAGTGGCGAATGGGATAAGCGTTACGATGACTTGGACGTTCCGTTTGAAGTGCTGATGGACTTCGAGAACATCGAGGTGGGCTGGGCGTCGTTTATGGGCGTGCCGGACTTTGCGGTGGTCAAGCTGGGCGGGGCTATGCCCGACAAGCCGAGCGACGATCATCGCCCAGTATTCCGCTTGCGTCTATGGAGCGAGGAGTTAGGCGTCCGCGAATTTGCATCCGGCGCTGCCACGGTTCGCAACGCTGTGGACAAGCTGCATGATGTCTACATGGCGGAGCGCGGGAAGCACGCTGGTAAGGTGCCGAGAGTGGCGATCACCGGCACCAGCGTGATTGAAATCCCGACACCGCAGGGCGATCAGCGTTTCCGCGTTCCCAAGTGGAACATTGCCGGTTGGGAAGATCGTCCAGCAGACATGGGTGGGGCGGCTGCGGAACCAGCGGCACCATCTGCGCAGGAAGACGATCTGTTCTAGTTGATAACGGCGGGGCTTCGGCTCCGCCACTTTCAGGAGGAAAAGCATGGCACAAATAAACGCTAAAATGGTTCAGATTGCTGCTGAGGTCGGCGATCATTACTACGGGAAGCGCACTAGAGAGACGCGGGAAGAAATCCGCTGGGGCGCGAGTGGCAGCAAGTCTTTGGACAAGGCCAGCGGCGGCTTCTATGATTTTGAGATGGGGGCTGGTGGCGGCGTATCTTGGGTCATCCAGCAGCAGGAAGGCCCGAATGTGCGGGTCTCTGAGGTGCTGGAGAGCGTCTTCGGCCTTCCTCGCGAGGAACATGCGAGCGTCCAGCCGTTCGAGTTCACAACAGCGATATATGAGTATTTCGACCAGTACGGCATCCGGCAATATCAGGTTAAGCGGCGCGAACGCTCCGATGGATCGAAGCGGTTTCAGCAATGGCGCGAAGTCGATGGGGAGTTGCGCTCTTACCCAGGCGTGATGAAGGATGTTACGCCTCTGCCATACAATCTGCCGGCGATTGTTACGAACCCGCGCGACACGATAATTGTGGTCGAGGGAGAGAAGTGCGCCGACGCAGTGGCAAAGCTGGGCCTGTTGTCCACGACCAATCATGGCGGCGCGGGGAACTGGAAGCCAGACCTGAACCATTGGTTCACCGACCGCACCATTGTCATTATTCCTGACAACGATGAGGCAGGGCAGAACCACGCGAACAAGGTCGCCAATGAACTGTATCCGGTCGCCCGCAAGGTCGGGATATTGTCGCTGCCAGACCTGGGGCCGAAGGGTGACATTGTCGATTGGATCAAGGCTGGCGGCACCCGCGACGACCTGCTCGCCCTCATCAAGCTGCTCCAGCCAATACGCGGTACGGTGGTAGTCAGCGACCAGACGCCACCAGACACGTTCCAGCTTCTGTCGCTGTCGGAACTGCGCAACATGCCGCCGGCTGAATGGCTGGTCGAGGGTTACCTGCCGCGCCATGGCTTAGCCGCGCTGTACGGCCCACCAGGTGCAGGGAAGTCCTTCCTTGCACTCGATATGGCGCTGTGTGTCGCATACGGCAAGCCGTTCAACGGGCGCGTCGTAGCGCACGGCCCAGTGATCTACATAGCCGGCGAGGGCGTTGGTGGCATGGGCAAGCGCATAAAGGCGTGGGAGGCGTTCAATGGCGTGCATAATGGCGCGCCGTTCTACCTGCTGCCGGCTGCGGTAAAGTTCCGCGAGGCCGCCGACATCGTCAAGCTCATCGATACGGCGGCGTCGATGCAGCAGAGCCCGGTTATGATTGTCGTGGACACAGTTGCCCGCGCATTGCTTGGCGGAGATGAGAACAGCAGCACTGACATGGGGCTATTCGTTGACGCCTGCGACGCCATCCGCAAGCGGTTTAATTGCGCGCTCTTGGCAGTACACCACAGCGGCAAAGATGTAACGCGCGGCTTGCGCGGATCGAATGCGCTGCTGGGCGGCATTGATACCAGCATCCTTATGAACCCGCTCGAAGGCGACGATGGCCAGCGCATATCAGAGATCAAGATTGAGAAGCAAAAGGATGCTGAGCCGGTGGCCGATCACAAGTTCCGCTTTGAGTCGATTGGGCTGATCAGCGACAGTAGCGTCGTGCTGGTGCCTCACGAGGAAGAAGAGCGGGATGGGCTATCGCCTACGCAGCGTGACGCGCTTTCCTCGCTGACCAAAGCTATTGCGCGTGCTGGCCAGGACCATATTTTGCATTCTGCTTGGGCGCAGCAACATGGGCAAGATTTCCCGGACACGCCGAAATCGTCGCGAGGCAGCGCACGCCAGCGGCTACAGGCGCGCGGGCTTGTCGAGATCGCCGATGGCAAGGTGTGGATTGGGCAGAAAAAGGCCGCTACGCAGGGGATATAGCGTAGCGGCCAGAACAAACACGGAGGAAAGTTGCCGAGTAGGCAGTAGGAGAATAGCATATGCGGTGGCAGGATCAAATAAAAAATGCGGATGCGTGGTTGGTGCCGTTCCATTGGACCCATCCGCTTGCCATGAACTTGAGGCCATTCGACCGGGAGTTCATGCAATTATTCCCAGATGCGCACGATAGACTGCGCGCCTTCCAGACCGAAGGTGAGAGCGCAACGATAATGATACGCGGGCGCATGGCCGGCAGCTTCGGCATTTTCAAATATTGGAACGGCATGGCGGAGGCGTGGCTATTAACTGACTATCTGTTCGAATCCCTTCCGGTGTCGGCAGTAAAGTCCGCGAGGCGCATATTATATCGCTACGCAGCCGAAGAGAAGTTGAACAGAATGCAAATGACCATCAACAATCGGAATGAAGTTGCTTTGAAGTGGGCGCGAGTGCTAGGCTTTACGCCAGAAGGTATTTTGCGTAAATATGGGCCAGACGGTTCTGACTACACTATGTTTGCGAGGGTAACATGAGTTTCCTGATGCCGAAGGCTCCAAAGCCTGATCCTGAACTTGTTGCGGCGCAAAAGCGCCAGGAAGAGCGCATTGCGGCGCAGGAAGAGCGCCAGCAGCGCATCCTTGCCTCACAGCAACGCGCACGGCGTATTGGTGGGCAGCGGATGCTTCTGTCCATGGATCGGCCAGATGCTCGCCTTGGCATCCCCGCAAGCACGCTAGGAGCGTGATATGAGTTATCTCGTTAAGACATTGACTGGTCAAGACAGCGCGCCAAAGCAAGTTGCGAAAGCCGTAGAGCCGACTGAAGCTACACGCGCTGAGAAGGTGTTGGCCTCGCAGGCCCGCGCCCGCCGGGTCGCTTCCCGTTCTCTACTGGGCGAAGGTCGCTTCGATCTTGCAGGCGAAACCCGCCGCACGCTGGGTGTTGGCTGATGCCGCTGCAAAAGGGCAAGAGCGACAAGGTCGTCGGCAAAAATATTAAGATGCTGATGGCGGAGGGCCGGCCCATGAAACAAGCGGTGGCGATTGCCATGCGCAAGGCCGGCAAGCCTAAGCCGAAGGATATGAAGTAGTTGGTCAAGAAAGCCTACCAAAGCCCGTCTGGCGGATTGAACGAAGCGGGACGCCGCTACTTCGAGCGCAAGGAAGGCGGCAACCTGAAGGAGCCTGTCAAGTCTGGCACCAATCCGCGCCGCGTTTCTTTTGCTGCACGGTTTGCCGGTATGGACGGCCCGATGAAGAATGAGAAGGGTGAGCCTACGCGCCTTGCGCTTGCGCTGCGCGCCTGGGGCTTCGGGTCTAAGGAAGCCGCTGCAAACTTCGCTGCGCGTCACAAGAAGAGTTAGCCATGGCGCGCGACTACAAGCACGAATACGACACCTACCACAGCAGCCCAGAGCAGAAGAAAAACAGGGCCATGCGGAATGCGGCTCGCCGCAAGATGATGGCGAATGGCTCTGTGAAGAAAGGCGATGGGAAGGATGTTGACCACAAGAACGGCAACCCCCGCGATAACTCTCGACGCAATTTGGTCGTCATGTCGATGAGCCGCAACAGATCGAAGAAGTAGGGCAGGACATGATAAGCGTCGAACAGATTATGAAGCGTCACGAGTTGGCGCAGCGCCGTAAGGACAATTGGCGGCAGATTTACGAGGACTGTTACGAGTTCGCGTTGCCGCAGCGCAATCTCTATGACGGTTATTACGAGGGCGGCGGCTCGCCCGGCCAGAACAAGATGGTACGGGTGTTCGATAGCACGGCGATTACCAGTACGCAGCGCTTTGCCAACCGCATCCAGGCTGGCCTTTTCCCTGCTTACGGGCGGTGGTGCCGCTTAGAGCCTGGGCCAGAAATCCCAAGCGACCGCGCGATTGAGGCTCAGTCTGCGCTGGACGTTTATTCGGATAAGATGTTTTCGCTGCTGCGGCAAAGCAACTTTGATCTGGCCATGGGCGAGTTCCTGATGGACTTGGCGGTCGGCACTGCCGTCATGCTGGTGCAGCCGGGAGATGACGTGACGCCGATCCGCTTCACCGCGGTGCCGCAATATCTTGTCAGCATCGAAGAGGGCGCGCATGGCCGCGTTGACAATGTCTATCGCCGGATGCGTCTGAAGGCCGAGGCGATCAAGCAGCACTGGTCAGACGCTGAATTGCCGATGCGGCTGGAATTGATTGTCCGCGAAAAGCCGACCGAAGAGGTCGAACTGCTTGAGGCGACGGTCTACGATCCTGACAGCGGACTTTTCCACTACGCGGTGATCTGGCCGCACGACAAGGTGGCTTTGCTTGAGCGACACATGAAAAGCAGCCCGTGGATCGTGGCGCGCTACATGAAGGTTGCCGGCGAAGTCTATGGGCGCGGCCCGCTGGTGACAGCAATCCCAGATATCAAGACGCTGAACAAGACGCTGGAACTGCTGCTGAAAAACGCCAGCCTATCGATAGCCGGCGTCTACACCGCGGCTGACGATGGTGTTCTAAACCCGCAAGCCATTCGCATCGTGCCGGGAGCGATCATCCCCGTTGCGCGCAATGGTGGCCCGCAGGGCGAAAGTCTGCGCCCATTGCCCCGCGCTGGCGACTTCAACGTCTCGCAGATCGTCATCAACGATTTGCGCATGAACATTAAGAAGATCATGCTCGACGATACACTGCCGCCGGACAATATGTCCGCACGCAGCGCGACCGAAATCGCGGAACGCATGAAGGAGCTCGCGCAGAACCTAGGCAGCGCGTTTGGCCGGTTGATCACGGAAACCATGATCCCGCTGGTCAGCCGCATCCTCTACGTTATGGATGAGGCGGGTTTGATCGACATGCCGCTGCGGGTGAATGGCCTTGAGGTAAAGGTCACGCCTGTTTCGCCCATCGCGCAGGCGCAGAACATGACCGACATCGAGAAGATCACGCAGTGGGTGCAGCTATCCAGCGCGCTGGGACAAGAGGGCCAAATGGCGGTGCGTGTCGGCGCTATTGCTGACTACATAGCCGATAAATTGGGCGTCCCGGCTGAACTGCGCACCACACCGCAAGAGCGGCAGCAGATGATGGAGCAGATGATGCAGGCCGCGCAAGCCATGGCGGCGCAACAGGCTACGCAAGGTGAACAACCAATGGGTGTTGCATGAGCGACGATGTAGGCTGGAATGGGTTGCGTGAACTTGCGCAGCCGGTCGATGACGACAAGCGCATTGCGCGCGATGATTTGGACAGACTTTATTTGCGGGTGTTTAATTCGCGCGACGGCAAAAAGGTTTTGATGCATTTGCGGGAGCAGACGATTGAACAGCCGACATGGTATCCAGGCGAGGACGCTTCGCATGGGTTCGCGCGGGAAGGACAGAACTCCATAGTGCGCGAGATTGAGCGTCGAATTGAACGAGCGAGGAACTTATGAGCGAAACCGAAGGCTTGTTGGCCGATGCCAAAATTGACGATGGCAGCGATAACCAGCAGGAACCGGAATCTATTTCCCACCTGCAACCGGAAGCTGCGGCGGAACTCGCGCCGCAACTAAATCAGTCTGAAGATAACGAAGACGTTACTAGGCCAGACTGGTATCCAGAGAAGTTCTGGAGCGATGATGGGCCAGACATTGAGAACTTGGTAAAGTCGTATAACGAACTGCAAAAAAAGTTCAGCCAGGGCAAGCACAAGACGCCCGACGAATACGATACTCGCATATTCTCAGAAGCTAATATCGGCGAAGATGACGCGCTGTTCACGGCCTATCGCGCTTGGGCTAAGGAAAACGGCATTTCCCAGGACGCTTTTGAGGCGCTTGGCAGAAAGTTCTTGGAGTTGTCCAGTGCGGAGGCTGACCAGGCCAAGGTATCCTATGATGAGGAATATCGAAAGCTGGGGCCAAATGCCGACGCAACGATTAAGTCGGTGACGGATTGGGCGCAAAGCTTGGTCCGCAAAGGCGTCTGGGGCGAGGACGACTTCGATGAGTTCCGCATTATGGCTGGCACAGCGCAGGGCATGAGAGCACTGCAAAAGGTGCGACGCTATTACGGAGACCAGGCCATTCCAATCAACGTGGCTCAACCGGAAGGTGCGCCATCAAAAGAGGAATTGCAGGCTATGGTCGGCAGTCCAGAGTACAGCACCAATCCGGCATACCGACAAAAAGTTGAGAAGCTGTTCGAGCAAGTCTACGGCGGACAGGCCCAGCAGGATTTCTTCTAGTTGCAGCCCGGCTTTACAGCCGGGCTTTTTAATCGTATATGTGCAAAAGCGGATAACCCACCGGCCCGTCAAAAACGCTTGGAGACAAGAGCGCTACCTTGTCTAAGCGATTGGCCCGCACCGCGGACAACTGATTGCAATCAACCGCAACTTCCTTGAAGGAGAATCGGAAATGGCAATCGGCATTTCCTCAGCCTTCGTCCAGTTGTTCGACGCGGAAGTCAAGCAAGCGTATCAGGCTAATCGCGCGCTTGCCGGCGTAACCCGCGAACGTAACAACGTCGAAGGTAACGTAGTTAAGTTCCCCAAAATTGGTAAAGGTACTGCTACTGTCCGCGTCCCGCAAACGGACGTGACCCCGCTCAACGTCACCTATTCGCAAGTCTCTGCGACGATGGAAGATTATATCGCTGCTGAATACAGCGACATCTTCCAGCAGCAGAAGGTGAACTTTGATGAGCGCCGCGAATTGGTGCAGGTTGTCGGCGCGTCTATCGGCCGTCGCATGGACCAGCTTGTCATCGACGCGCTGAACGCTGCTTCGTCTCCGTCCACTGTCGGCACCGACATTGGCGGCGTCGGCACGAACCTGAACCTTGCTAAATTGCTGGCCGCTAAAAAGGCCCTCGACACGAAAAACGTGCCGATGGAAGGCCGCTTTATGATCATTCACGCAAACGGCCTCGCCGCTTTGTTGGATGAGCAGGAACTGACCTCCAGCGATTTCGCCACCGTCAAGGCGCTGGCCCGCGGTGAACTCGATACCTTCTTGGGCTTCAAGTTCATCACGCTCGGTGACCGCGACGAAGGTGGCTTGCCGCTGCCATCGACCCGCTCCAGCTTCGCATTCCACCGCGACGCTGTCGGCCTCGGCATTGGCATGAACCAGCGCAGCGAGATCAACTACATTGCCGAAAAGACCAGCTTCCTGGTCGCGTCGATGTTCTCGGCTGGTGCCGTGGCCATTGACGATGAAGGCATCGTCAAAATCTCCAGCACCGAATAAGGAGACCAGACATGGCTTTTGATCTTGACGGCTTCGCTACTGTAGCGGCTTCCAAGCGTGGCAATGCCCCAGGCATCTATGCTTATAAGACCACCGATACCATCGCGACGGTCAACACCGCAGGTTACTTCAATGATCTGTCGGACACTCTTGAAGTGGGCGATCTGATTTATTGCGTGACCTCAACGGCCAGCACCGCTGTCTGCACGCTGACCCAGGTTCTCTCGAACGCTAGCGGCGTAGTTGACGTGGCCGACGGCACGACGCTGGCGGCTACCGACAGCGACTAACAGGCTGGGGTGGGTTTCGGCCCGCCCCTTCCTCTTCCGGAGATAGGCAATGGCTGCTGGCGATTCGAAACTTAGCATCTGCTCGGATGCATTGATCATGCTGGGCGCTGCGCCGCTCTCTAGTTTCGCCGACGGCACGGATGAGGCGCAGGTCGCCGACCGCCTTTATGGCAACATCCGCGACACACTTCTGATGATGTATCCGTATTCCTGGTCGGTGAAGAAGACAAAGCTGGCACGGCTGTCGTCTGCCCCCATCAACGAATGGAAATACGCTTACCAGATGCCGGGTGATATTCTCGGCACGCCAAAAGCTGTCTTTAATAGCAGTTCAACAGGCGCTGCCCCGCTGCGTGGGTTTGAGATTTATGGCACCAGCGTGTTCACAAACTATGAGCAAGTCTGGATCGATTACCAGTACCAGGTTACCGAGGCGTCGATGCCGCCGCCGTTTGTGCGGTTGCTCAAGCATGCGCTTGCCGCGGAGTTCGCGGAGCCGGTGACTGACCAGATCGACAAGGCGAATTACTTCCACTCACTGGCTTATGGTAACCCAAGTGAGAATATGCGCGGCGGACTGTGTCGCGTAGTGATGGTCATCGACGGCACTGACCGGCCAGCCCAGGCAATTCAAGAATTTCCGCTTGTGGATGCGCGCGCATGAGGGTGGTGTTCGTCCAGAATGATTTTACCAGCGGCGAGATGGACCCGAAGTTGCGGGCTCGCGTCGATCTGGCTCAATATCGCTCTGGTCTGACCACGGCGCAAAATGTGTCCATCCAGCCACAAGGCGGAGCAGTGCGGCGCGACGGCACGAAATTTGTGGCGGAGTTGGACGCTGGTGCAGCAAATGCCACTCGCTGTGTTGCGTTCGAGTTCTCAACCTCCGACAGCTACATGCTGATATTTACGCCGGGCCGGATGTATGTATTCAAAGCCGGGGCGCTGGTTGCGAATATCAACGGCAGTGGCAATGACTACCTGAGCATTGCAGTCTTGACGGCTGACGTTGTGAACGAGATGACATGGGCTCAATCAGCCGACACGGTTATCATCGCGCACGAAGATGTTCAGCCGCTGCGAATTGTACGCGGAGCGACGGACGCAAGTTGGACGGCCAGCGTCGTGCCATTCGAGTTTATTCCGAAATATGCCTTCGAGCTTGATGCGCACGAGCCGACTTTCGACATAACCCCGTCCGCAGCCGCCGGCAATGTCACAATCACAGCGAGCGGCGTCACAACCGATACTGGTAACGCGCAGGGCGGCACGATCAGCACGATCACGTTGAAGGGCGCGTCCAGCTTCACGTCTGATGATCAGCCCAACGGCATGTTTATCGAGGTCACTTCCGGCACTGGCGCTGGGCAGACGCGGCACGTTGAAGACTATGTTGCCTCAACCAAGGTGTTGACGGTCTACCCCGATTGGGACATTGCCCCGGACGCAACATCAAGCTACGAAGTGAAGGCTTTCAAGCCTGCTGCGGTGAACGAGTACATTGAAGCGCTCAATGGTTTTGGGCGCGTCCGCATTATCGAATACGTCAGCGATACCGAAGTGAAGGCGTATGCTGAGGTGCCGTTCTTCGACACGTCAACCATATCCGCTGGCAGTTGGCAGTCTGAGCACGGCTATGAGGACACCTGGTCTTCCACCCGCGGCTGGCCTCGCGCTGTTACGTTCCACGAGGGTCGCCTCTATTTCGGCGGGAGCCGGTCGCGGCCATCTACGCTGTGGGGCTCTCGCGTCTCCGGCTTTTTCGATTTTGCGCCGAACGAGGCGCTTGACGACGATGCGGTCGAGGCAACGCTGGACACTGGCACGTTTAACGCCATCGTCGATCTGTACAGCGGACGACACTTGCAAGTGTTCACGACCGGCGGCGAGTTCTACGTTCCTCAAACTCTAGATGAGCCGATTACGCCGTCTAAGCTGATCGTTAAGCAGCAGACAGCGTTTGGCGTGAAGGCTGGGGTGCGAGTGCAAAACGTAGATGGCGGCACGCTGTACATCCAGCGCCAAGGCAAAGCGCTGCAAGAGTTTATCTATTCGGACAGCGTCGCGGCCTATGCCAGCGCCAAGATCAGCCTGTTGTCCTCGCATCTGCTGAAGTCGCCGAGCGACATGGCGGTGCGCGTTGCGACCAGCACCGATGAGGGCGACCGGCTATTGATCGTCAACGGCGACGATGGCAGCATTGCTTGCTACACAATCTTGCGCTCGCAGAACGTCATCGCCCCATCCGAATGGACAACCGATGGCGAGTTCAAAAATGTAGGCGTGGACATTGATACGATCTATGCGGTCGTCAAGCGCAGTATCAACGGCGCTGATGTTTATTATGTGGAGGCGTTTGATGGTGACACGCTGTTGGATTGCGCTAAGACTGGCGGAGCGGCGTCTAGTGTTGCGCTCGCGCACCTTGAAGGCGAGACTGTCAAGATTATACGTGATGGCTTGCTTGAGCCTGACCAGACTGTTCCTGGCAGTCCTTACACTGTTACATTCAATTCCCCAGCGACTGCGAGTTATCAAGTCGGCCTTGCTTTCACGCCTACGCTGAAGACCTTGCCGTTCGAGCCGTCTCTGCAACGTGGCTCCATCCGCAGTTACAAAAAGCGCATCTTCGAGATCAGCGCCAATCTATATGACACGCAGAGTTTGAGCATTAACAACCAAATCGTGCCGTTCCGCGGGTTTGATGAAGCGGTGTTGGATATCGCTGTGCCGGGCTATACCGGGATCAAGACATTGCGCTCGATCCTCGGCTACAGCTACGATGGCCAGATCACGTTAACGCAGGGCGATCCGCTGAAGATGACTGTGCTTGGCCTGGATTACAAAGTGAGCGTAGGGGTCTGAAATGGGCATAGAAGCAATTGCCGCCGTAGCGCTCTCCGCCGCATCCGCCGTCAGCGGGGTTATTCAAGCGCGCACCGAGGCTGCTGGCCTGATGGCGCAAGCTACGCAAGCCAGGCTTGTTGCAAACCAGCGGGCGCTTGAGGCGCGGGAAGAAGGCGTAGCGGCGCTCCAGCGAATTGTGCGGACGAACGCGACGATCAACGCTCGCGCTGGTGCTGGCGGGATTGACCCGTTTTCCGGCAGCGCCGGCAAGCTGATGGAATTTGCCATGGGGCAAGGCGCGCTGGAATTTTATTCGCAGCGTGACGCCCAGACTATCGAGAAGCGCACCGGGGAACTGCAAGCCCAGCAATATAAGCAGCAAGCCCGCGGGCTGATGACGGGGGCGCTCATCAGCGCTGTTACGAAAGTCGCAGGGGCCGGGCTTAACGCTGGCCTCCTGGGTGGCCCGCCAGCAAGTGGGGGCTATGTATCCGGGGGCATGACTGCCGTGCGCGCTGACATGGGCGGCAATGTGGGACCGATATAATGGCTGAACTTCCTGTCTACCAACGCCGCTCATCTCTGGTCAGCCGCATCCCGGAAATCGATTTCACGCGCGCGGCACAGGCGCAGGCTGCCGGCTTCCAGAGCATGTCGGATGCGCTGGACCGCCTGAGTTCGTTTGCCTTCCAGCGGGCAGAAGCAAAGGCCCAGCAGGCCGGCATCGAATATAGATACGAGCACCCAGTTACCGCCGATCAGATAAAGGACGCGCTGGCCAGTGGCCGCGACGTGAGTGAGATTGTCGGCGATGACTGGACCGTGTTTGGCCGGGCGAGCCGCGCTACCGCTGTAGCCCAGCTAAAGACAGACTTGGAGATCAAGACCCAGCAGGAACTGGTTAATCTTGATGCGATGGTCGATGCTGGCGTGTTGGTCGATCCGGGTGAGTTTAACACTCGCGTCGAAGGCATGATCGACGGCTATGCTGATGTTCTTGCGTCGCTTGATCCAGAGAAGGCTATCCAGTACCGCGCTGCCGCGGCATCGTCTGCCAATTCTGTGTACAAAGGGTTGCTTGAGCGCCGATACAAGATGGCGAACTCCGGCAATGTGGCGCGCTTTAATTCCTTCATCGAAGATGCGCCGCGCCTGTTTGAATCGACTGTTAAAAACAGCGCTGGTGGGGTTACACCAGATGGCACGCCAGAAATGGATGTCCAGATTGCTATGATTGCGCGGCAGATCAACGATGCTGCCGTGGCCACAGGTGATCCCAGCATTGTTGGCAGAACGCCTGCTCTAATCCAAAAGATGGTCTATGAGGCAAGGGTCAGCGTTCTGGTGGCTAATGGCATTGAGGGCGGCAAAGTGCCGAGCCGAAATGCTAACTGGGGGCGCTACCAAAGCATATGGGACGGCCTGACGGAAAGAGAGCGGGCGGATGTAATGCAGCGTTGGCGCGCCGAAGACAGCGCTCAGCACCAGGCCAGCGAGCGCGCGCGCATTCAGCAAGACCGCTCAATCAGCCAGGCAGTTGATGCGGCCATATATCAGGCTAGATATGGCACGCCAGAGGAGCAAGCGGCGGCGAGAGCGCAGCTAAACCGATTGGGCGAACTAGGCCACGTTTCCTCAGAGCAGATAAGGAACATTAACGAGCCGACTGAGAGGGTCACTGTTGGCGACTACAAGAATATTGACGAGATCAGGGCCGACATAAGGAATGGCGGAATTCTCACGCAGGGAGACCTGACCGAGCGGATGGACCTATTCGGCATCCCTGCCAGCCGACGCGATGCGCTGCGCCAGATGTTGGAAGACGAGAAGAAGGAAGATAAGAAAGCCCTGACCCAGGTGGCAGAGAATATGCAGACCAAGCCAAATAAGGCAGAGACTGCACGCATAGTGGACGCTGTCACAAGGATCGTGGACAAACATAACGAAGAAAATCCTGAGCAGCCATGGGCCTATAATGATCAGCGCGCCATTGATCTGTTTAAGAAAGGCAGGGATGAGCGGGAGCGCCAACAGGATTTATCCAACGCCATTCGCAACGCTAGGGGAAACGAGCGCGCAAGCCGGTATCTCGAAAAGATAGATTTAGAAAACATTACAGCGGTAAAGGACGCGCTGGACAATCTCAACAAAACAGTACCCGGCAGTTTTTGGAACGGGAGAGACGCTGAACGGAACAGTGTTGAGCAGCAGCTTAATGCAATCCTTAGTATCTTGGAGCGATAGCGATGACTGATCAAAGCAGCACCGAAATCGATGTCGCGAAACAATTCAACGCCTTGACCGACGCGATATTCTCGGCTGACCCAGACACTCAACCAAAGACCACAGAAGGGGATTTGCTGGGGAGCCGGAAGTGGCTTAATTCGTCTAAGCGCATGTATCGATTAATGATGGGCAAGCCGTTCACCGGCACGGACGAAGAAGCTGGGCGGTTTGGCATCAATCTGATCGCCGACTTTAACTACAAGACTGTTGGCTTGGTCGATGGCGACATTCCGATTGGGCCGACTAGCTATCAGCGCTCTAATGCTCCGAAGCCTGGAGAGACCGTTTACCTGCGGAGCGGCCCAGTTAAGATAAGCGACAAAGCGCAGGAGCCATTGGGCAAGATAGAGTTGCGCCCAGGGATGCTGGACCAGTTCGCTGCCTTGGTCGAACGCGGCTCGACGGATGATTTCGTGACATTCAACGACATGCTGAATGTTTATGAGAAATTGCCGAATTGGACGGCTGCGGGCTCCTACCGAATGGCGCGCGGCGTGATGCAGGACATTGCGACTTACGGTGCCGCCTTTGTGCTGCCGGCTAGAGTTGCGGCGGGGGCGCTTGGCCGCGAAGCATTGGCGGCAGAACTCACCAAGCTGATGACGCAGCGGCAGATAGCCATGGGCGCTGGGTCCGGCGCAATCCAGGCCGGAGGCGAGACGGCTGTTCGGGGGCAGATAGCCGAAGAAGCCGGCGCTGAACTACCGCCCGGCACAGACCCTCGCAAGCCTGCTCAGGATGTTGCAGAAGGCGCAGGTCTCGGTGGGATTATCAGTGGGGCACTTGGTGGCCTTGGCAAATTATTTGGGAGGCTATAATGGTCAGCACACGGCAACTTTTGCGCGGCATTCTTGGTAAACCGCAACCAGATGTTCAGCGTCTTTTGAAAGAGAAGAAGGCCGCAGCCGCTCAGCAACAACCACAACCACAACAACCACAACAACAACAACAACCGCAACAACCGCAACAACAACCACAACCGCAACAACAGCCACAACCGCAACAACAGCCACAACCGCAACAACCGCAGCCCGCTCAGCCTGCCCCAGCGCCTACCGAAACGCTGCCTGGGGATACGGCAACCCAGGTCGTCGAGCAGATTGATGAGACGCCGCCGATAGTGTCTCCGCCTCCAGTCGCCGAGCAAAAGCTGGATGACGCTGTTGCCACGCGCGCTGCGGAATTAGGGGAGCCGCGCCAAGCCCCGTCGCCGTCTGCCGCCATGACAGAGGCCGGCATCGTTAAAGGGCCAATCAATACGCGCTTTTATGACGGCGCCGAACTTGCCGCGACCGTGCAGGCGATGGCGAAAGATGTCCAAGACCAAGGCACTCGCACTGTTCAGAGCATCTATGATGAGGCGCGAAACCGCGGCATCTCGCAGAACGCGCTGGACTCAATTTTCAGCCAGCAGGACATGACGACCAAAATTGGTGGCAACCAGATTGCGGTCAACATGGCGGCGTTGATTGATCTGCATGATGCCAGTGCGACCCAATTGGATGACCTGATGGCCCGCATGACCGCCGGCACGCTTGACGAAGCCGGGCAGCTACAGTTGCGCGAGCACATGGCCAGGCACATTGTCATCATGGACCAGATGAAGTCCGCGCAGACAGATGTCGCTCGCGCGCTGAACACGTTCAAACGAGCTTCCGCCTTGCCGGCTGACGATCTACGCAGCCTCAATCAAGCGCTGAATGAAATGGGCGGCGAGACTAACCTCCTCGCCATAGCTAACCAATATACAAGCGTCACCGGCACCGCCGCACAGCAGCGCGCAGCGAAAAACAAGCTGTTGCAGCGTGGCCTATCTGGCAGGCTGTGGGACGCCGCCGTCTACAGCGCCCAGTCCGTGCTGCTCAGCAACCCCGACACGCATCTTTATAACTTGGCCGGCACAACCCTTATGCTCGGCGCTGACTATGTGGATCAACTTGCATCTATCCCCATTGGGATGACGCGGCAGGGCCTCCGCAAGATGTTTGACGCGAGTTACGACGCTGACCGCACAACCATGAACGATGTGACGGCGCGGACGTTGGCATTATATGGCGCTTTCAGTGATGGCTGGCGCTTGATGGCGTCGTCGCTCAAGAACACGTCTGGTGGGCCAAAAGGCGAAGGCAATTTCAACCCCATCCGCGGTGACTATCTGCTTAGTGAGGGATTGCAGCAGGCTAGGCTGTCGGGGCATCGCGGCGCGAGGGCTCTGGGCAACGGCATTGATTATATGGGAGCGGTCTACAGCGTCCCTTTCAAAAGCCTGCAAGCAGCGGATGAATTTGTTGGCGGGTTTGCACAACGCATCCAATTGCATGAAGATGTCCAACGAGCGGCGCGCAAGGTCTTCGAGGACGAGATTGCGAAGGGTACGCCAGAAGCGGATGCGTTGAAGATTGCGCAAGCGGCGGCGCAGGACATCTTCGACAATCCCACGGACAAGATGATTAAGACCGCGGACGAGTTGCGCAAGGTTATCACGCTGCAACAGGCCCCGGATGTAAAGACAGCGGTGGGCCGCACCCAGTGGGCTTTCGAGAGCTTTATGAATAAGCCAGGAATAAAGCCGGTGATGATGTTCAATCGCACGCTGTTCAATATTGCGAATGAAGGCTCTGCTCGCACGCCAATCCTGAACTTTGCGTCGCCGAAATTCTGGAACGATTACAACGCGGGCGGTCGCCGCCGTGACCTTGCTATCGGGCGCGTCGCTACTGGCGGCATGCTGGCTATGTCCGCTTATGCCCTTACGGCGAATGGCCATGTCACGGGCGCAGGTCCATCTGACCGAAAGCAGCAAAGCAATTTGCGGGCATCGGGCTGGCAGAAGTTCTCGCTCGTGCTTGGCCCTGGCACATATGACGACGCCAGCGTTGAGAAGTTGCGTGAATTGCTTGGAGCGGACGCGGTCACATATGGCCGAGACCAGTTTAACGGCAAGCTGTTTGTCAGCCTATCGCGACTGGAGCCGGTCAGCATCCCGTTCCTGCTCGCGGCTGGTATCAGCGACGCCACCAATTTCTCCGCATATGACCCCGACGAAACGATTATGAGCGAGATGGTCGGCGCGGCAGCATTGTCGCTATCCGAGTTCTCGACGAATATCCCGGTGATGACGGCGATCAGTGAACTGATGACTATTGCCGGCAATCCATACGAAAGCGACGCCGGTAATAAGATGGTCCAGATACTCAATGGCGCAGCAAAAATTTATGGCAATTTTGTGCTGAACGCCACGCCTGGAGTGAACCTGGCAAACAGCGCCTTGGCGGCAAAAATTGAGCGCATGATTGATCCGTCTATTCCATCTACAAAGTTTACGGAGGATCAGCGTCCGCTCGGCATGGACGACCCAAAGGCCATCGCCGGGTTTATTGAGGCGTGGAACAGGTTGCGCAGTCGCGTGCCGGTATATTCCGCTGGCGTCCAGCCGCGCCTGGATGCGTATGGCGACAAGGTCGGAATGGACCTGCAAAGGACTTACCTGCCAGCCTACATGGTGCGGGGCGAAGCAACTTTGCTACAGCAATATCTGAACGCAATCGACTATGGGATTGCAGAGCCAAACACGTTGATTGATGGCGTGCGCATGGGCTCTGATGTCGAATACGAATACAAGATGCTCTACGCCAAAAAGATCAAACTCGATGGCTTGACCATGGACAAGGCCATTATCGAGGCGATCAAGGAGCGGGTAGATGAGTTTAAGAAGCGCGGCACAATTGTGCAAAAGGGCGAGTTGCAGTCTGAAGTGGACAGCATCGTGAGCAAGTATCGCGCCGCCGCACGCAAAGTCATGTTTGGCGTCGCACCGGAGCACGAAGAAAACCAAGCGCCGCCGCGGTTCCGCAAGCCAATCAGCGCGGACGAATATCGCGAATATGGCTTAGTGCCGTCCAGTAGTGTAATGTACCCCGACCTTGCGGACAGAATGCAAACCAATGTCCGAGAACTGAGCGAATTTGGTAGAACGAGGTAAAAATGGCTGACTACTTTATCAATGCAATCACTCGCCGGGTTGTGTTCAGCGGCTCTGCCGGTGTCGGCCCATATGCGTTCACCTTCGAGGTTCTCGATGAAAATGACGTTGCCGTCTACAAGGACAGCACTAAGCTGACACTGACGACGGACTACACCGTCACGATAAACCTGAACGGCACGGGCTCGGTCACCCTGGTCTCCGCTGCTACATCCGCCAATACTATCACCATCCTTGGCGCTCGCGATATTGAGCGCGTCACCGACTTTGTGACGGCTGGCGATCTGCGCGCCTCCGCGATTAACGAACAGCTTGATGCGCTGACGATCTTCGACCAGCAACTTGCCGAAGAACAAAAGCGCACGCTCATGGCTCCGCCATATGATCCAGCGCATGTCGATAACGGCGGTACGCTGAATATGACGCTGCCGGCTGCTGCCGCCCGCGCCAATTCGTTTCTGACCTTTGACGCCGCGGGCAATCCCAGCGTGCAGGCTGCCGGCGCTCCTGGGGCTCCGACTGCCGTTACGCGACAGCAGTTTAGTGGAGACGGCAGCACTGTTGCGTTTACGCTTGCCGCAGACCCAGGTGCCGCTGGCAATTCGCTGTCTGTCTACATCAGCGGCGTTTATCAGCAGCGCGCCACATACACGGTATCCGGCACTACGCTGACATTTTCCGCCGCGCCGCCAACCGGCACGAATAATATTGAGGTGGTCAATTATGCCGTCGGCGCTATCGGCGCGACTGATGCGTCGCTGGTTACTTACGCTCAAGGTTCCGCAGGCTCTGTTTCTAGAACAGTGCAGAATAAACTTCAAGAAACTGTATCAGTCAAAGACTTTGGCGCTATTGGCGATGGGGTGACGGATGATGTTGTGGCCATTCAGGCAATGGCAACTGCCGAAGGATATGTTCGGTTTCCTCCTGGCTCTTTTGCTTGCTCTACCACAAGTGTCACGGTTCCGATCATCTTTGAGACGGGCGCAAATTTGCTTGTGGCTTCCGGTCAAACCTTCACGGTGAAAAGCCGTGTTGAAAGTGCGCGTCAGTGGATTTTTAGGGGAGATGGAGATTATCGGCTTGTCAACGATGACGCTCTCGGCATTGGCGAAGACAGCAAGCAGGTCCACGCCTCATGGTTCGGTGCGTTTCCGTCGCCGCTCGATACGACCGACATGGCTCCCTTTATCCAGAAAGCCTTTGACGCTCTTGGTAACTTGCGTGAAGGCGAGGTTCAATTCGACAACGGAAACTACCACATTAGCAGCGCAATGCTCGTAGGTCGTGGCATTCACGTTAAGGGGATAGGCACTCGTCGCACTGTCTTCCGTCTTGGTGCAAACGGGTTCAACGTGTTCACAACGCTTGATCAAGCTGTGAAGCATTCAAATATTCAGTTTGAAGTTCAAACGTCTGAGATTGCGCAGTTCGACGGAGCCTACATTGTCCACAACCACGACAACTGCGAAATTTACGATGTAGATGTTGGCGAAGGCAAAACCCCCATTGTTATCAATAACGTCATCAACTCGCGGGTGCGAAACATCAAGTATGGTGGCTCTGCCATCTTCGATGCCGCAACCTCTGCAATTGTGACCATCAATGGCGGCAGTCAGCACGACATTCAGCAAATCGTCAACAGTACATCGGCAGGTTCAACACACGGGGCGATTGTTCGTATAGGCGGTCCAGGAGCGCTTTCGAGCGTCTCTTCGGTGAATGTTGATGGAATTAGCTATCTTGCGGCAGTTTCTGCTATCGTGGTGCAGGCTGCATCTTTCAGCGTCTCGAATTTCAGCTTAAAGGGTGTGCGATGCAACGCTTCTTCCGGCACGACGGATTATGCAATCAAGCTGATCACGTCCGGCACAGGAAGCATTCGCTACGGCAATATTTTCGATCACAATATTAATTCTCAGCCGACGAATGTGATCCTTCTTGAGCAGGGCAGCACTGGTTTACTAGAGCACATTAATCTTTCGGACATTGCTGCTTCGGGGTCAACGGGCGTCGGTGTCCAGATGACGCGAACAGCGGGAACGCTTCGCGAGATTGTCATTGCCTCTTCGGTGGACGTGCGTTCGCGAGCCACGCCTTTCGGATATTCAGGAACCATGAGCAATGTTCGCATTGACGCCAATGCGATCCCCAGCGCACTCGCGCCAGCGACATACACTTATGATGTTGGAAACGATAATGTGACAATCATTAATTTGGGCAGGCAGTTGTTTCTTGCCTCGGCCATCGTGGCGTTTCAGGGGTCAGCAAGTCAGCAGTCGGCGCTGATACAGCTTCGAGCAGCAACCACGCCATCCATCGCAGCAATCACCGCACTGCCCTCTGACATTCAACTTTTGCCATCCGCGTTGACCGGGACAACGGGAACTGTTGGAAAGGTAACAATTGGGGTTCAGCCCAACGGCTTGATCTACATCGAAAACAGAACCGGCGCATCGCGCAAAATCGCCTTTACGCTTTTCCCGACTGTTTGACATGGTGGAAGCATCAATATGACAAGCAAATGCGGAACATACATCTGGGATGGGCACGCGGTGCGGCTGTCCTGCGGCATAACTACGCTGCTATCTTGGGCTTGGGTTGAACATCTTGGCAGTGGATGGGAAAGGGGCCAGAAATGACAATCAGGCAACAAGGCGGTGCTTTTGTCTCTAATGACTATGTAATGACTACAATCACCTATACAGGAGCAAATTAATGGCTTTAACTAAAGTAACCAACACAATGCTCAATAGCGCCCCAGTCAGCGTAAAAGATTATGGTGCTGTCGGTGATGGTGTGGCGGATGATACGGCGGCTATCCAGGCTTTTTTCTCGCATGTTTCAGCAAACGGGTTGGTCGGCGTTGTAAACCCCGGAACATATCTTCTGACCTCACTCATCGCAGTTGCTAACGCAAACCCGTTCACCATTTTTGCGGACCAAGCCAAATTTGTGCGAGGTGGCAACTATGGCAGCGTTCTCTCCATCAACAACACAAACGGATGGGCCATTGATGGATTGGAAATCGACGGGGGCTTTTCGTCTTTTGCATCCAATGCCAATCATGGGATCGTCTGGTTCAACTGCTCCGAGGTTCGGGTCGTCAACTGCAAGGTCACGAACTACAAGAACACGGGCATCATAGGCTACACTTCTCCTGAAGACCTTTCGTATTTTGACAACCAAGTCATCAACTGCACCGTTGATGGTTTGAACAATGCGAACAACGGCATCCTTTTGGCCGACCTGTTCCGGTCTGGCATTGCAGACTGCAACGCATTCAACATCGGAAAAACTGGTTCTCCATGCTATGCGCTACAGTTGAAAAACGGGTGCCAAGAAGGATGGATCAAGGGCGGCGTTGCCACTGGAGCAATCATTGGAATTGCTGCAGGAAATTCTGGTCCAATCGAACACCGCAAAAATATCATCAGCGGCGTCAATGTTTTCGACTGCACCACGGGCATAGCGTTCGGCAACGCGAAGGGCGATTTGTTCTCCGACCTTGTAATTGACATGAATAATCAAGGCAACAACGCAGTTGACATGAACCTCAGTTCAGTCGGCTGCGTGGGTCAGAATATTGCGGTTCATAATTTGGCTGCGAACAAATATGCCGTCAACTTCCGATCCGGCGATACGGATAACGTCGTCAAGATTGCGTCGATCTCAAACAGCACGGGACTTGTGCAGCGTGCGGCTCAATTCTTGTCAGGTGCAGAGCGCAACACGGCGCAGCTTGACAGATATGTGAACCCTACCACTGTCACCAGCACGACGGCGCTTGTAACTGATACGTCTGGCGTCCCCACCAATCGCTTTGACTATGGCGCGGCACCGCTTCGGCAAAGTCTTACCATTGCTTCTGATGCTATTACCCTTTTCGGCCCGTCTGTCGCAAATGTGAGCGTTGACACGGAAGGTGCGACAGCGATTGATGACCTTATTACCATCAATGGTGGCGTTGATGGCCAGACCATCACCCTAAGAACAACTGTCAACGCGCGCGACGTGGTTGTTGTCCATTCTGCCAGCGGGGCTGGGACCATTCGGCTGAACGGAGGCGTGAACTTCACGCTGAATGGCGTGGCCGACAAACTGGTTTTGCAATATGACGGCGTTTTGCAGCAATGGTGCGAAACTGGACGCGGGGACAATGTGTGACGTATCCGGCACGTCTGGGTGTCAGTCTATAACAGGCTCTGTCTTTCGGGACGCCATCATTTCGTAAGGAGGCGATCATGCCAGACAAACGGCGGGCGGGAACTACATTTTACGTCAAGGAAAGCGGGACTGGGAACACGGGTTGGGCGGCAAAATGATAAACTCTGTCTTTAAACGCGCCGCTGACTCACCAATAGATTGGACATCACGCCAATGAGCGATGAAGCGGCAAAAGGCATCGGCGACCTGCTCTCCATGGCTGTTGTGATCGGCAGCCTGGTGGAGATATTGCCTGCCGTCGCCGCTGGCCTTTCCATCATATGGACATCAATCCGCATCGTGGAATGGGTTAGACGCAAATGGATGTAGACTTTAAGTTGCTGCTGACCCTTGGCGGCATGGTCGTGTCAGTCGTGTCCGCCGCCGTGATAGTTAAGACAAAGCTGCAAGCCGTTATTGAGACGCTGGCGGATGTAGAGCAGCGGCTGCGCAAGCTGGACGCCGCCACCGACCGCGCCCAGACGCAGCAAGAGGTCATGGGGCAGCGCGTGCAGGTGTTGTCAACCATGCTGGCACCCGAAAAGATGGAAGCCAGGGCGCGCGAGATTGCCAGTATCCTAAAAGACATCGAGCACATTAAGCGAAAGGTCTGCACATGATCGGAGCACTTCTGCCTATCCTGGCTCCGCTTGTCGGAGATGTCCTGGGCCGGATCTTGCCGGAAGACCAGAACAAACGGGCCGAGATCGAGCGCGAACTGAACATGGCGCTGGTGACCAACAGCCACGCCATCGAGCAGGCAGCAGCGCAGGTCGTTATGGCCGAGGCTAAATCTGAGCATACGATCACAGCGACGTGGCGTCCGATCCTGATGCTAACGATCACGGCTATCGTCGGCTGGAATTATCTGTTAGCACCAATTGCGACGGTGATAATCAACTACGCGCTTGGGCAGCAAGTGGCTCTTAGCATCCCGCTGCCGGACGAGCTTTGGAACCTGCTGATGATCGGCGTTGGCGGTTATGTGGTCGGTCGATCAGGCGAGAAAATAGCCGGAACGCTCAAAAAATGATCGGCAACTTTAGCCGTTGCTTTGGGTGGCTCATGGAGCATGAGGGTGGCTTCGTAAATCATCCCAACGACCCCGGCGGCATGACTAATTGGGGCGTCACCAAAGCCACATATGAGCGCTTCACTCGGCGAGACGTGACGGAAGCCGAGATGCGCGCGCTTACGCAAGATGACGTTCGGCCTATTTATCAGCAGCTATATTGGAACAAGGTGCGCGGCGATGATCTCCCGGCTGGGGTTGATTGGTGCGTGTTCGATTTTGCCGTCAACGCTGGCATATCCCGCGCCATCAAGATGCTGCAAGCCGCGTCTGGTTCAGCAGCAGACGGGATCATCGGCCCAAACACTTTGCTGGCGGTTGAACGTAATGACCCCGAAGCGCTGATCTCTAACTACTCCACGATGCGGCAGGCGTACT